GGAGATGTGTATAAGAGACAGGACTAACACCATCACAAGGAGCAGGCATGATTAATGATCCATTTGCGCTAGCCACCGGATCGCCGGAGCAAGACCTACTCGCCGCCGACAGAATCACAGAATGCTGCGAGAAGTATGTGTATCGCTACATGGGAATCGCTCGGCATTCAGCGACACGGGCGGCAATTCAAAGCCAAGCCTTGCGCAACGCGAAACGCATGGAGGGCGTGACTACTCGCGAGGGCTTCACGATCACAAAAGTTGAACCGCGCATCGAAGGAGACGTTGCGATTATCAACGTATCCGGGTATGCTCCTCCGCACAAGATAGACAACAGCGCGTGGGAGTAGACGAATGCTAAACAGTAGAGCCGATAGAGTCCATAGACACGTAATCGCACACAACGCCATTGACCGGCTAGAGTGCGAAGATCCAAAACGTCGCGACCGTTTGGAAAAGGACGATGAGAAATGGCTGAAGTGGTATTGCCCGGAAACGTACTACTTGCCGTTCGAGGCTCCACATAAAGCCATCATCTCCGGCGCTCGCAAGGCAATGGAGATCGGCGGCGACACGGCAATCGCGGCTGAGCGCGGCGTCGGTAAGAGCGCGATCCTTTACGGCATCGTGTTCAAACTAGCCATCACCGGAGAGCAGGCCTTCCCGGTGTACATCCCATGGGGCGAGAAAGACAAGGCGCAAGGGTTCGAGTTCTGGCTGGACTGCCTGACCAATAACGAGCGCATCATTGCCGACTATCCCGAAGTGTGCCAGCCGTTCCAGCACGCGGAAGGCATCGCGCAACGAATCACGACAACAACGTGGAAAGACACCGGCAAACGAACGAGCGCAAAGTCGGCAATCACCAAGGGTGTGATCGTATTCCCAGACGCTCGCGGCGTGATTGGATCAAGCACAATGAACGGCAACCCGCGAGGATTGAACTACACGCATCCCGGCGGAAAGATCGTTCGCCCGACAATGGCGCTGATTGATGACGTTCAAGACGACAAGACCGCAGCAAGCCAAGGAGACGAAGGGCTGGTGAGAAAAACCATCGCCAAAGTCAACGGCGCAATTCGCGGATTGAAGCGAGCCGGCTCCACATTCTCGATACTCCTGTCCGGTAACTGCATCCTCAGCGGCGACGTGATGGATCACTTCTTGAATCAGACATCGTGGATGTGTGTCCGCGTCGCGTGCGTTGCAAAATGGCCGGTCGGATGGGATGACCCTAAGAGCGACATCCAAGACCTCTGGGATGAGTGGGGCGACTTGTGGCGATCACGCGACAAGACCGAGGCCGCATTCTACCGGAAACACAAAGCCAAACTCTGCAAGGGCATGAAGCTATCCAGCCCGCAGGCGTACACCCAAAAGATTAAAGACGAAGGGCAAGACGCCCGCAAGAAAGCATCGCAACCTGTAGACGCATTCCACGCCGTCATGCGCGAATACTATACGATGGGGCACGATGCGTTCATGGCAGAACGGCAACAAGCGCCCGAAGATCCTATCGCGAAATCAGCACCGTACACACTGACCGCCGATATGGTCGTAGCGCGTGCATCGAACCGGCAACCCTACGAGCGTCCCGACTGGGTGGCGTCCGTTGTCGCGAGTACCGACATCAACCCATCGTACGCGCTATCGACGGTCGTACTCGGATTCGGCCACGATCACACATGTGCGATTCTCTGGTACGGCCTTCATAAATGCTCAATATCCGACAAGCTCCCGCGTCCAGAGTTCGACCGCCAGTTGTATTCCGAGATCATCGCGCACGGAATGGAGTTGCGCAACGCTCCGGTATTGCCAGACCTATGGGCAATCGACGCGGGCGGCAAGAACTTCGACGCGGTTATCAGGGCATCAGGAGAAAGCGCAAGAGCGTGCGGGATTCCGGCAATGGGTTTTCGCGGCACCGGCTGGAAGCATTATGTTGAGTACGGCAAGACTTATATCAAAGACCAACCGCGCCGGGAGATGTGCCACCTCCGCAGCGATCACAAGAACGGAAGGCCGATTCGCTGGGTGCCGTGGCATTCGGACTACTGGAAAGAGATCGCGCAACGGGCAATGCTTGGCGACTTGGGTATGCCTGGAACCTGTACGCTACCGTCTGGCAGGCATGAGAAATTTGCGGCGCAATTCGCAAACGAGACTCTGGCGGGAAAAACCGAGGCCGCAGGAAAAGTGATATGGGTCTATAGGCGCGTGCCGGGAAAGAACGATTTTCTCGATGCGACCGCACAAGGTTATGCGGCGGCGGCGTATAACGGAATCGGAACGGGTGGATACGTGGAGCCAAGGAAGGCATCTGCGTTATTTGTAACAAGCGGCAAAAGGAGATGACAATGGGAACACGAGTCAAAACACGGCAGCCGAAGGTGAAAACGAGACAGCCGAAAATAAAACAACGCGAAGATTATGAGTCTACGCCACCACAAAAGCGCAAACCGCGTCGATACATCCCGGCAAGCGCACCTACCGTATGCCCTGATTGCGGCCACAATACGCGCATGACGGATGGGCGGCATGTTGATCCGGTGCGCAAAACCGTACTCGAATATCGCGATTGCGTGAAATGCGACGCCAAGCTTGCGGCGGGGCGACCAATGACGCCACGCGAGGAAGAAACGTTTTGTGACCGCGCTCAGGCCGTTGCAGAGTATCAAAAGGCATAACAGAAATCCGAATATCGGATAAGCACACCGTCAGCCCGTAGACAACGCGACGCAAATGTGCATACGGTGAGGTATGCAGAACGCAGGACTTCTACCCTCAAGCGTTGTCGCGGGCGAGACTATTTGGATCTCAAGCGATAATACCACGCAAAATGAGTCTGATATTGTATTGTCGGACTACTCTCCTAGCGATGGATACACCCTCGCCTATCAGTTCACCGGGGTAACACCGGCAACGGTTGCCGCCGAAGCAAACGGAACCGATACCGGGTGGACGCTCACAATACCAGCAGCCACGACCTTGACGTGGAAAGCTGGCGAGATTCATTTCGCTGGCCTTGTCACCCATACCGCAACAGCGCGCGTCTTTGCTGTTGATTCCGGCAGCATCAAGGTCATCGCATCGCCGCTTGCAACATCTGCATGGACGGATGTTATCGAAAAGTGCGACGCCGCTATAGCCGATTATGCCGCAAACCCGCACGGCAGTTTCTCGGTTGACGGCATGCAGATTACCTACCGATCAATGGACAGCCTGATTAAGCTGCGCAACTTTGCGGTGTCAAAGCGCGACGAAGAAACCGGCAACCGTCCGAGGAGAATCATCCGCACGAGGTTTACATGAGAAATCCATTCAAACGCAAGCAATCAAAAAGCCGAGGATCTGGCATTCAGATGAGAGGCTTTGCGGCGGCGCAAGTTGATCGACTGTTGGCGGCGTGGCGCTTTGACGGAGGATTTACCCCTAGTGAAATATCGTCGTTCCTGTCTGTGATTCGCGGGCGATCAAGGCAAATGGCGAAAGACAACCCGCACCTCAAGCGATACCTCAAGCTATCCTCTGTCAATATTGTGGGGGAGGGGTTCGCGCTAAACTCAACGCCGCACGACGGTACGCCGGGGTCAGACGACTACCGGCTCGACGAATCAGCGGCGGCATTCATTGAGTACCATTGGAAACGCTTCTGTACTCACCGCGACCCAGTCACGGGGCTGACATGGTGCGACGCCACAGGGCGCAAGACAGACTCGGAGATTGACCGACTAAACTCCAAGACATGGCTTCGCGATGGTGAATACTTTATCCACGTCATACGCAACGCGCCCAACCCGTACGGCATCGCGTGGCGAGTATTGCGCCCGGACTGGTGCGATCATACTTTCAATGTGTCAGCCTTGCCCAGTGGGAACGTAGTGCAATGCGGGGTCGAAATGAACAAGACAACGCGGCGCCCCGTCGCGTATTATTTCTGTACCGTGCCCGATGCAGCGACTACTTACAGTTCTCAAGGGCAAGCGTTGATACGTATTCCGGTCGAGGATATCATTCACGGATTCACCCAAGAGGATGAGGACCAGCCGCGCGGCATCCCTCACACTCATGCATCGCTTGTCAAACTTAAGATGCTGGACGAACTCGATACCGCAGAACTTACAGCGGCCCGCGACGAAGCGTGCAGCGTTCGGACTTATTACGCGCCGCCCGGAACCGAGGGAGCCGTTGCTGATCTCACGGACAAGGCATATCAAGACACGCTGAACGCAATGATAGCCGAGAAAGAGCCGGGGCAAGCAGAGGTGTTACCGCTTGGATGGAAGCAAGAAGTTCACACCCCAAAACATCCGAACCGCGAACACGATCCATTCAAGCGCGGAATGCTCAAAGATGTATCATGCGGTTTTGGCGTTGAGTACAGCAACTTCACAAACGACTGGGCAAGCGTGTCGTTCTCGTCGGTTAGGGTTGGAACCATCAGCGAGCGCGACGACTGGATCTGTTTGCAGAACGATATGATCAGTCAATGCAAGAGTCCTCAGTTCGTTATGTGGTTGCAGTCATTCTTGCGCTTTGCGGTGTCCGAAAAGCTACCCATGGCAAAGATCGACAAGTTCGCGGAGCATCAATATCGCGGGCGTCGCTGGATGTGGGTTGACCCTATGCGTGATATGGCGGCGGCGGTTGTCGCGGTAGATCACGGATGGAAAACCAACACGCAAGTTGCAAGCGACATGGGTACTGATTTTGCGGACAACGTGGATGAGATCAAGCGCGAGACAACAGCGACAGCCGGAACCGCGTTGGAGAAAACGCCAGAGAACAGCGCTGCAGATCGTGCGGCTCGGATTCTGAGCTTGGTTGTTGAATCAGAAAAGGAGAATGACAAACATGAAAACCAGAAACAAGAAGCGTAGTCGCGGGCTTCAAACGCGCAAAGAGTCAGGAACCGAAGTAGACCCCGTCGAATCGTTGCAGGAGCGCAATGCTCTTGGGTTAAGTTTTCGCAATGCGGTCATGGATATTCGTGCGAGTGACGGCGACAGTCCCGATGTTGTGTCGATGTCGGTCAGTAGCGAGGAGCCGATTCTCTGCTGGGCAGAGTTCAACGGGTCGTATCAGCGTGTGTATGAAATCCTAGACCACGCAAAAACCAGTATGGATATGTCTCGCTGTAAAGATGGATTAGTGATCCTTGACAGGCACTACGGCGACCAAGTCGGATTGATGGATGCGGCGGTGAAAGAAAAGAAACTCGGCGGGGCAATTGAGTTTGGCTGCGGCGATCGCTCGCAAGAAATTTACAAGGACGCGGCAAAAAAGATACGGCGCAACTGCTCGGTTGGCTACCGGGTGAACGTCGAAGCTTACAAACTGGAAGGCGAAAAGGATGGAGTCCCGGTGGTTCGGGCGACATCTTGGATGCCGTATGAAGCCAGTTTCGAGCCGGTCCCGGCAGATATAACCGTTGGAGTAGGGCGGTCTGCCAACCAACCCAAAGCGGAGCCAGTCGCTCCACAACCCAAGAAAGAGACACGAACCATGAAACCAGAAGATATTGCCAAAGCATACGAACTCGCAGCGCGTCACGGAATCAAGGCCGAGGATGTCACTCCTTTGATCGCCCGCGAGGATGGCATGGAAGCCCTCCGATCGATGATCATCGAGAAGCAGACCACGGACGCCGAATCTCTCCGCAGCCAGATCAAAGTGTTGGAAGAGAAGAAACCCGATGCGCCGAAAGAACGCGCCGAGATCGCGCCAATCGGCGGCGACAAACCTACCGAGGATAATCTCATGCGCAAGTACAGCGTAATGAACGTGCTTCGGTCCCTCGGTGGCGAGCGCAACCTCGACCTCGGCTTTGAACTGGAAGTGTCGCAGGAATGCGCAAAGCAGCGCGGCAAGGCCGCAACTGGAATCATCATTCCGCACGCAGCCCTCGGCACTCGCGACTTCACGAAAGCCGGAACGTCTAGCGCATCCATCGCGACTGACCTGCTATCCGGCGAGTTCATCGACTTGCTGCGCAGCAAGACGATCCTTGCGCCTCTTGGCGTCAAGTTCATGACCGGCCTCGTCGGTGATGTTGCGATTCCGAAGATGAGCGCCGGAGCGACCGGATACTGGGTCACAGAAGGCAGCGACGTGACAGAGTCTCAGCCGACTCTCGGACAGGTCACCGGCGCCCCGCATACGTGCGGCGTGTGCGTTGACATCAGCCGCAAGCTGCTTCGTCAGTCCACACCGGATGCTGAGGCAATGGTTCGCGATGAGATTATCGCTCGCATCGCTCGCACTATCCAGATCGCGGTATTCGCCGGGACCGGAGCAGACGGACAGCCGAGCGCAATCACGGCGGCAAGCGGGATCAACAACCCGTCTGTCACGGAAGGGACTCCCACATACGCGGAGTTGCTCGGATTCATCAGCGACATCATGACCGACAACGCAGAGGCCGACGGCATGCAGTTTGCAATGACCGCTGAAGTCTGGGCAAAGCTGGCCGCAACGTTCATCGACTCAAACTCCAATGCCGAGCGCGTGCTTGATTGGAAGAGCAAGACCTGTCTCGGCTACGGCTATCAGGTCAGCGAGGACGTGGGTGCAAACTCCATGTTCTTCGGCAACTGGTCCACCGTGAACGTGGGTGTATGGGGCAACGGTGTTGACCTGAACGCAGATACCGCGTCTCTGTCCAAGTCTGGCGGGCTTCGCCTCGTTGGGTTGCAGGATGTCGATGTCATGGTTCGTCTGGGTCAGGCTTTGGCCTACAACAGCGCGGTAACGGCATAAGCAAAACCCGCAAAGGTTAAACTCGGAGCGGGGCTCAATTATGGGTCCCGCTCTTTTTAAGGAGACAGAAAATGAAACGTATCAACGCATTTCTTTTGATCGTCGCTTGTTTGATTTGGGCGGCGGTTGGCGTGCAGGCCGGACTCGATGTGTCCGGGCATACGTACACCACGCTCGCAGCGTCTACGAGTGCTACGAACGGCGTCACGACCACGACCGCCGTTGATGTTGCAGCCCTCAAGGGGATTGGCAAGATCGTGGTGTTCGACTCTGGCGACATCTCTGGAACATCTACGCAAAGCGTGGTTGTCGTCCAAACCAGCACAACCGGAACAAGCTCATGGTCGAACGTGACCGCGCCGACGTTTGGCGACGCAACCACAAACGCGACGATTGAATCCGAGAACGTGGACACCGACACGCTGAGTAAGTACATCCGATTACAAATGACCATCGGCGGTACGAACGCGGTACAACACTACTTCGGCGGTCAGATCATCACGCACAGATAAACGCAAGGCGCGTCCGCTCCCCGTGAATCGGGGAGCGGGTTGCGATTGGTAGCGGCAATGGCTCTAACAGCATCAACAGTAGAAACGTCATTCAGGGCTATCCGCTCTGCATCCCCAGGCAGCACCGTGCAAGCCCGATACAAAGCAACCAGCGCAATCGGCATACGCGGTGCACTTGAAACCGAGGAAGTAGTCGGAGAGCTTGGCAACCAGTCAATAGTAACAAGCGGCGCTCGCTTCCTCGTTTCAGATTGGAAGAAAACGCCACCGCAAGAGGGCGGCGTGATCGAGATCAAAGAATCCGCAAATGATGAATGGTATTCCCGCGTCATCTTGTCGGTCCGATACGACCAGATGCGGGCAACTATGTTTGTGGGGTACGGCAGTGAATTTGCTTAGGGTGTTAATCATGGTAGGCGTCACGGCAACAGTCAGTCAAGCGAGCCTGGCAGAGCTTGATGACGCGATGCGCATCTATGAAAAGATGCTGGGAACATCGCGCAACCACGCATTGCACGCAGGCAAACGCGCCGTCCTGAAATCGCTCGGAGCGGCAACAACTGTAGCGCCTCAATATCGCGACTATGAGGATACGGACGAACGATCACGCAGCGGCCTCAACAAAAAGTACCTTGTGCATACCAAGTACGCCACACCCAAACGCAGAGGTAAAGCGCTGCGACGATCATGGCAAGGCGACTGGAGAAAGCAGGCCATCTATGCGCGGGGCGTTCGAGATCTGAAACGTAGGCCTGCGGTCCGCATTGCAATGCGCGGATTGGCAAAGGAATCATGGTCCGCAATCGGGCGGCGCGGTCGGGTTAAGATTGTATCCAGAACCGGCAAGATGATTCCGAGAGACAAACGCATAATGAAAACGGCGGCGCAACGATGGGTAAAATACCATCAGGATCTAGGCGGCATAGTAAGGACGATCACGATGCAAAACCGATTGAGATACATCACGAAGTCTATGCGCGGCGGGCAGGGCGCGGTTGATGTGGCAGTCAGCAAAGCGGCGCGGGCTATGTTGCATACGATAGACAACAAGCTCGACGGCGCAGCTACAGCAGCGGGGTTGATATGAGCACTACATTGATAACGATAGACATCGCGACGCAACTCAAAGCGCTAATCCAATCCGCCGTCGATGCAAGCAGCGATGTTGACGCGATCGACCCTAAGCCGGTGATTAGCGTGACGGCGCTCGGCATTGCTGAGGACGCATCGCCCGACGGTGATAGCGTGGCGTTGCCCGAAATCGCCGTCATCGTGAGAGAGTGCCAGCCGATGCAGTACCGCAGTCGCCAGCGAGCGTATCCCGTGCGGATTACTTGCGCAACATGGAAGCCGTCGGACGTTGACCAGATCGTTATCTATACGCTCGGTCATGTTCTGTCGGCAGCATTCGCGGAGCCCGACTTGACTCTAACAACCGGGACATATGACGCGCTCGTGATCGAGTCCGCGCCTGACTTTGAGATTGATGACCGGACCTATTCGATGACGTGGGAATGCCAGTGTCACGTATTAGCACCAGCAAGCTAGGAGGCGTTATGTTGAAATGGATGAAACGCGGCGAGGTAGTAACGCCGTCCCGAATGAAAGAGGCCTTACAAGCGAACCTACCAGACGCAGCAATGGATCGCCTCTGGATCACCAACACGTTGACCAAGAACGATGTCGCGGCAATCGAGGCCGCACTAAAAGCAACCAAACCCAAGCCGACAAAGAAAGCGGCAAAGAAAAAGGAAGGTGACAAATGAGCGCAGGAACACATGGCGCAAGTGACATCTTCGGCCTCGGATCAGACTGGGAGCCGCAGACAAGCAACAAGAACACAGCCAACGAGCACGCAGATGCAACGGGCGCAAACGGTGATGTCGTAGCGGAAACGACCTACGGCGAAAATGTGACCGTGAGTTGCCCGTATATCTACGTCGGAGCGGAGACGACCTTGACCGCAGCTCTCGACGCCATTGATACGGCGGCGGGTGGTCACGTCGGACAGCAGCCCGGAACGTACACGATTACGTCAATCGCCGTTGACCTGTCGCCACTGGGAGAAGGCAAGCGGGCCGTGATCACGTTCACCGGCGTTGATGGATTCTCGGCTGACTCCGAGATCTACAAGCCGACGATCACCGTAACGCTCACGATTGGCACGATTCCGGATCTCCTGACCAATAGCGACGCAGACAGCGAATGCACGAGCGCAACGTACACCATCACGGCTCAGTACGGAACCGACGCAGACGCAAGCGGCGACATCCTGCGCGGCGCAACGTACAAAGGCGTTGAGACATTGGCGCTCGGATACTTCGGAATCCCGACGCTCACAACGACCGGTTGGCAGCAGACCAGCGCAACCGAGGACACGAGCAACGGCGATTTCTTCAGAAGCTCGTATGCCTTCATGAACGGCGTGGACCGCGAGTAGGAAAGGTTCGACGAATGAATGCCGCGCCCGCCATATCGTCACGACTAAGCGCTGCCCTTAACGGTTTGAAAACCGTCGGGGTGGAGCCGTCTCGCGATGAGATGGCGTGGCTTGCGGTGTTGTGCGAGAAGGCAGATCGACCGATTGAATACGGCATCCCGCCGGTTGCAGGCGGTTCGCACGATTACGGCGGGGAGACGTTCTGGCCTTTACACCGTCTTGCCGTCCATTGGTATTCGAGATGGTATGGATTGCTTGAGGGCGATGACGACGATCAGGCCCTATCCCTCGCATTTGCATCAAGCCGGTCGGCGGTTGGCGATACAAGCCTGCTACGGCTCAACACGATCAAGACCGTTCGCGAGGCGCTGACGGAGTGGGGCGATAACCTCGCGATACCGTCGCCACAAATCACGCCGCTACTTAACCGCATCCAAGAGATTAGCGGCATCCCGGTGCAGGTTGCCAATCCGACGCCACCAAAAACGCAGGAAACCAAAACGTATATTTATGCCGATGTTGTCAATCTCTGCCAGTACTTCCCCGGCACGACGCCGGAGTATTGGCGCAGCGGAATATCGTTTGCCGACTCCGCGCAGATTCTTGACGCCGTCCAGCACAACGAAGGCACCAATGACATCGCCAACGAGAAGCACCCGGCGATTGCATCCGTACAGAACGCGGTCAAGTGGATACTGCATTGGCACGGCAAAGGCGAAGAGGGAGAGCCGATAGATGGCGACTAAAGGCATCAAGATTGTACTGCAGGGCGTGGACAAGGTCAGCTCGATCTACGACCGCGTCACGAAGCGGTCCCGGCAAATGGCAAAGAACATCGGGCGGCACTTTAAAAACCTTGCCGCATCGTTTGGCGTTGGTACGGCGGGGCTTGGATTTCTTGCGGCGAAGTTCGTCAAGACCGCAGCCGACGCGGAAGAAACCGCCAACAAGTTCGACGTCGTGTTTCAGAGCACAGGCAAACTTGCCGGGGCCGTGGCTAACGATCTCGCGAAGAGTTTTGACCTTGCCGATAGCACCGCAAAGAAGATGCTTGGAGACACCGGCGATCTCTTGACCGGCTTCGGCTTTGCTGGCGACGAAGCGCTCGAAATGTCCGAGAAGGTCAACCGCCTCGCCATCGACCTTGCATCATTCACCAACTACAGCGGCGGCGCGTCTGGTGCGTCGCAGGCGTTGACCAAGCTGCTACTCGGAGAAACCGAACAGGCGAAATCTCTGGGCGTTGTAGTCCGTCAAGGATCGCAGGAATACAAGGACCGTGTCGCAGCATTGCAGGAAAACGAAGGCATGACGTTGTTGCAGGCCAAAGCGACAACCGCCCTTGCAATGGCAACCGAGCAAAGCAAGAACGCAATAGGAGATTACGCTCGTACATCGGACAGCACAGCAAACACGCTCAAAGCATTTGGGCAAATGATCATCACCGTCAAGGAGCAGATCGGGCAAGCCATCATCGAGTCTGACGGATTCCAGCAGGCATTACTTGCAATCCGAAATCGAATTGCCGAGTTTGTCGAGTCTGGTCAGTTGCAAGCCAAGGTCAAAGAGATTATCAACTCGCTTGTGTCGCTAGCTACGAGCGCACGCGAAAAGATTGGCGCGTTTGCTGCTGCATTCAAAGAGCATAAAATCGACATCATAACCGGCGCGATCACAGCGGCGACGGTCGCTCTGATCGTCAAGGTTGTTTTGCTGAGCAAAAAGTACAGCCTCCTAACAAAACAGATCATCATCAATAAAGCAGCTATGATTGCATCTGGCAAGGCGATCAAGGATCTCGGAACGAGAATCATGCAGGCGGCACGTAGTGCAAAATCTATGAAAGAGTCTGTAGGTTCGTTGCGCGAGGCAACAAAGAGTCTCGTAGCCCAGATCATTAAAGGCAATGCGCGGCTATACAATATGAAAATCGCTATGATCGCGCTCAAGGGCGTTGGCGTCGCCGCCGTTGCCGCCGGTTTCTACGCAATCACCAAGGCCGCTCTCGAATCGCTCAAAGCAACGAACGATCTCAAGCGGGCAATGAGCAACCTCAAAGGAACCGAGGCCGCAAGCGAAGAATCTACCGGCGTGAGAACCGGTGCCGAGCTTAGACGCATCCGGCAAACCGTGGCAGGCGGCAACCAAGAAGATATCGACTATCTCCGCAGCCGATTCCCGCGAGCCGTAGCGCTTGCCGAGGAATGGGTGCGCAAACAGCAAGAGGGAGTAGAGGCCGCGAACGAGACGGCGCGTGTAACGGTCGAGACTGCCGAGACAATGATTGACTCGACCGACACGGCGGCAACGAACCAGAGCACCATCACCGATGAAGTCGCGACGCAAGCCGAGCTTGAGCACGAGATAGCCGACACCATGACCGACGCGCTCGATACCCGCTCGACCGCCGATACCGAAGCGATCACAGCAGCCGAGGAAGCAACCGCAGAAGTCGAGAAGCAACTCGAAGCGCAGAAAGAAATCGCCTCACTCAAACAGACATCGGCAGGCGGCGGTGCGGTCGGTCCGGGCGCATTTGCAGGGCAAGCGATCACGCCGGAGATCATCGACCGGTTCGGAACGGTAACAGCTCGCCACGCATCCGAGGCAGAGGCCGAGCGTATCAAGTTAATCATGGGCGCAATCAACGAGGCGCAAGGCGGCAGCGAGGGTAGCAAGCACACGGAGTTGCTAACCAAGATTGCTGACAACACTTTGATGATAAGCGAATCACTGCCCAACGCAGTATCAATGGGTTAGGGGATAACAATGGCTAGATCATGGAACACACCAGCAAGCGTAATTCTGGAAGCCAACGAGCCAGAGCTGACTGCGTTCGCTGCGACGACCAACTCACAGACCGACGAAAACGACGCCACCAAGCAGAATATTCGCACGCAGGTATCGGCGTCTTGGCGCTGGGGCGGTGTTGATCAGGCAACGATGCGCTGGCATACGATGTACTATCGCGGGCCGGTTATTGCTATTGCAACGGCGGCAAACAGCGGTATCGCGTTGACTACGGCGGGGTCGCCCGTTACCGGCAGCTCGTTGCTGCTGGTGGACAATTTCGACAACAGCGGGCAAGAGATGATTGTTGGTTCGCATTTTATGATCTTTTCCGATCCGACCATTTATACGGTGACTGCATCGGGCGCGGTGTCCAGCGGAGCCTCTACGCTGATCCAAGACACGACGGGGAATACGTGCTACGGGCTGACCATTGATACGGCAAACGAACATCTGTATTGGACATCTGGCGGCGATGACTCAATATACAGATGCGACCTTGACGGAAGCAATAAGACTACAATCAAATCAAGTCTTAGCGGCGTACTGGGCATCACCATTGATACGGTCAACGATAAGCTTTACTGGTGCGAGTCTACGCCAAAGCAAATTTGGGAAAGCGACCTAGACGGAAGCAATGCGGCTGCGCTTAGGACGTGTGCGGTTGAACCTCACGACGTGGCAACCGATGGGACGACCATCTATTATACTGCATACGCCGACAGCTCCATACGCTCGTTTGACATCGCAACCCCAGGCAGCGAGACAAGCGTTGTTTCCGATCCAACTTATTCGGACGGCCCGCGAGGCATTGCGCTAGACACAACCAACGATAAACTTTACTGGTGCAACTTCGACGGGACCACCGTTGGCGCGGCGGATACAGACGGCAGCAACACAGAGTTGTTTGCCACTACCGGAGACAAGCCAAACGGGATTGATATAGACATCACGAATCAGCGGCTATACATCACGCGCAAAGACGCCGGAACGGTTCGGCGCATTTCGATTGATGACCCCAGCGTCGTTATGGATATATGCACGTCAAACATAGGGAACGCGCTTGCTCTTGCTTTGGATGCGAGCAACGGTCATGTTTATGTCACAGCAAACACAGATGACGATATAAGGCGCTGCAACATAGCAGGAATTAAGGGTGTAGAGCTTACCGTGTCGCCTGTAATAACGGCAGGATCAACCGCGCTAGGCAACAACGCTCCTGTACATTTCTTCATTCCGCAGACTAACGGCGGTCAGAAAAACAGCGGCGATGGCGAGTTGAACTCAATCGAAATCGAAGAGCAGTTTGTGACGGTCTATGAAGATGTTGACCAGCCCGAGGAGGCGTAAGTGGCTTATCCTGTAAAATCGAACTGGCGCAAAGGCTGGCTCAACCAGATTACATCAAGCTGGCTGATGTGGTTTTCCAACTTCGCGAATACTACGATCTGGCGCGGGCTGAAGTTTGAACCGACCAGCAGCGGGCAAAAGTGCAAGATCACGGTGGACGTTGACGGGCAGACGCTAGAGTTGACGGCGACGAACTT